GCTTCTGGTCCTTCTCGCCCTGGTGAGCGCTCATGCCTTCCGAATAGCTGTTCGGGTACAGCACGATCAGAATGCTCGACTTGTCGTGCGCCTTGTCGGTCAGGACATGGCGGTTTGGCTCTTCGCCATCGATTACCATCGTCGCGGTCATCTTGCCGTCGATCTTCAGCGACTTCAGGGTAGCCGCTACCGTCTCGACGCCGTTGGCGTTGATCACCCGGCAGGCGGTCGCGGTGATCTTCTTCAGTTCGGAGCCCAGTTCTGCGATAACGCCATCCTGCTCTTTCTCGGACAGCTTGTTGAAGGCCACTTCGCGCTTGCGCATGAAGCCCAGGACGACTTCAGTGATGTCGTGATTCATGAGCTCGGAGGCGATCTCCATTGGCGACAGGCCTTCTTTCTTGGCTGCGGATACGACTGCTTTTTGTGCGCTGTTCATTCGATATTTCCTTGGTCTATGGATTTTGGTTAAGCGGTGTTGCGGTTATTCGAAGTTGGGAAGGTCGTCAGTGTTGGCCTCGGAGACTTCAGCAGATTCTGGCTTTGGATCGACGTTGTCCGCGGTAGTGATCTCGCCGGTTTTGATATCGACAATTTCTGTCGACGACTGCTCTTCAGGTTCTGGCGCGATCTGTTGAGACTCGCTGCCGACTCGACCAGTCAGCTCTTGCATGGTTACTGCGTAGGTACCGTCGCGCCCTTTGTTGGCGTCGTAGACATCTTTCACTTCTTCGGCAGTCTGCAATCCCATAGCGAGATCAGGAGCGTATACGCGCTGCCAGAAAGCCGCAGCACGGTAGATAAACATTTGGTCAGGCATCGTCAGCCATTTACTGCCCTTCTTGCTTGACCAGCCTTCGGACTTGACCATGGCCCAAGTGACCCATATACCATCAAGACGCTCGTTTGTATCACGCTCAACTGCCCATGCCCGGCAGCCGTATTCAGGAG